AATTCTGTATAGCGGTCTGCATTCTTTCTAAAGTAAGTGTAAGCAGTTTCAACTTTTTCTTTTATTTCTCGAAGGCGACTAGTGTGCTTGCTTGCAAGTTCCATTTGCTTATCTCCATGAGTTCGTTCTGGCATCCGATTTGTTAGCGAAATCCCTCGCTAACTCTTTGACTAAACTTGTAGAACCTTTAGGTTCAAACGCTTCAGGAGGCAATGCAAAAGTTTGTATCAGAGCTTCTGCCTCATCGGGGGAGCGCACCCCTCGTTTTTTCATGTCATCTTTACCTTCCATGACTAAGGCTGAATTAGAATTATATCTGAATCTAATCCCGCATAAGTCAGCATGGAGCGTGTCTGAATCCGGTAATTGGCAAGGTTCATCTTCAAGCCATGCTTTACATTCACCCCACATCTCATCCCGTTTTCTATGATATTTCACTGGGTAGAGCGTGGCATTCGCTGCATTGACCGGGACCACAATTTTTCTATGGCCTACCTCGCAAAGTCTATCTACAATGCCAGCACCAAGACCTCCCACATCCACGAATACCTTGGCTGGCTGATGCTGCAGTATGAGATTATTGAGTATGCCAACAATCTCCATAGTATCTTTTTTAACATAGCTTTGTAACCCAAACGCAACCCGACCCTGTCTAATTATAATAGACGTTCTATCGTCTCCGAACCTGGCGGGGTCGCAACCAATCAAGAGTGGGCCATATCTATCGGCTTTGCCTTTTCGGCAACGAGCAACGACAGCTGAGTCAATGTAGGAGTTGTCGCCAGTTAGCTGGAAGGCTTCGTTTGCATTACAAGGATATTCTTGCTTGAACGCCTTGACGCCGTCTTGCCCGGTTACAACCAGCGCCTGAATCTTGTAGCGTCGCCAGCATAGTTGCTCATTGGTGAGCCCATATACCTCTTGCAAGTCTTGCTCTTCGGCATCCAGAACAAAGTCTTCTGGAGCTTCCCTCGAGTACTCCTCTTGCCAAAACCAGGGAATGAAGATTGCTTGGAAGTCTGTAAGCCCAGCTTCCGCTTGCTGCCATTGCTGATGAAAATAATTTCCTACGCCATTTGCTGTGGACTCAAGAATGATTTCGGTCCCTTGGGCATCGGGAACGGCTTGCATAATCCCCTTGGCATGCTCAGCCGCATTTGCCCAGAATGCAACCTCTGAGCCATGGAATCTTTGTATGGTAGAAGAACGTCCTACCGATTTATTTTCAGCTGTTCCGAGTTTATAACCTGAGTCCAATCCGCCGAACTTGAGCTCCTTCGAGTTGTTGGTTGACACCATTGGACGAACTAAGTCTGGGGTATGCTCATAATAACGTTTCGCCATTTCATAAAGATTGTTGGTTGCTTCTAGCTCATGCGTAAGAATGAATGTTTTGATACCAAAGTTGTGAGTTGTTTGATGATAATAACGCGCACCAATGTAAGTAGACATTCCTTGCTGTCTTCCTTTGAGGATTAAGGCGCGAACCTTTCCTGTTCTGCCTTTTTGTTCTTCTAAAAGTTTATGTGCGTAGATTTGTGCTTTATTAAAAATAAACGGTTGAATAGGGCCATCTTTAGGTCTTATCTTGAGGCATTTTCTGGCGTAATGCGGTAAATCGTTTTTTAAGAGTAAATGAAGCTGCCTTTGTTCTTCAGTCACATAGTGTCCAGATCATATTTATTTACTATCTTGCATTCGTTGCATATTAAAGACACGCGAGCATGATGCCAAAAATAATCAACTCTTTTTGACATGTCTTTGCTACATTTTGGACATGTAGTTTTGACATCGTTTACTTTTAGACGCATATCTAATACTTCTGGAGTCATAGCTTTCCCAAGTCATATTTGTTAAATATTCTACAAGGCTCACATTCAAGATATAATTTTATTTGCCCTTTGTAGTTGTCAAAGTCTCTTTCCATTTCCTCGCGACATATTGGGCATTTCGTTTTAATGCTTTTGTTCTTTAGACGCTTTTCCATTTCGTCATTGTGTGTCATAGCGATGTATCACCGATTCCCAATATTCTTGACGAGCGGGGTAATGCTCAATCATATCTTCAAGCCAGCTAATGTTTGTATCAATAAGGTTCTTGATTGCATCATCAAGCGTTTTGATTTCTTCTTTTGGAAAATGTTCCTGGCAGAAAGCCCAGAAGTCGTCCTTAATTGTATCGTTATCGATATTCAATAGGACTTCTTTGCCTTTTTTGACATACCATGCGTGTTTTTCTCTTTCGTTCATTTTATCCAAGTTCCTTTAGTACATCTTCAAATGGGACGATCGTGTGGGTGTTTTCGGTTTGGACGCGCTCGCCATAAACTTTTGGAAGTAGCTTCGATAGATGCCATTTTCTGGTTTCTACTCTCAATCTAGACCTAGCAACATATTCGGAATTCATCTTGATACCATGCTCGGTTTCAATCTCGTCCCAGGTGCTATCGTCAGCAATATCTACGATGTCTTCAGCTAAGACATCTGCCTGTTGTATCTTGGCTTTCTTATATTGGTCGGAAAATTCTTGATGGACAAAGCGCCATTCCATAATTGTATCATGGTGCGGAAACCACTCAATGCTCTTACAAAGCTTTTTTAAGCCATCAGGACTACATGCAACCTTTCGACAAATGGCTTCTCCAAGCTCTTTCGTATATTTGGAAGGTCTGCCAGCAGCGTTCTTTATTTTTGGCTGTATAGATTCTTTTACCATAGCGTCAGCGACCGCCAGGGCCTCTATTTTCTTTTGTCTTTCTGACTTTTCTTTCTTAACTTTTACAGTTGTTTTGACATCTTCCTTACTTTTTCTTTTTACCATGTAAAACTTCCTTTTCTACTGGCTTGTGGGGATGCTTCTCTATTTCGACCGGCTCAACGCATTCGCTTGCAGGGAAGTCTTCATGAATTGTCATTGTTCCAGAAACTAGAACCTTAGGCTCATCAAGATCGATCGGCTTCAGCACCTTTCCAGTCCCTTCGCAATGATCGCAAGGGGAGTAAATCAGACCCATTTTCAATATCTCTTTAACGCCTCGACAGGCGGGACATCCTACTTTCATACTAAAAATCCTTTTAAGTGTGTAGCTTCACTATAAGTGAGCACTATTATGAAATCAATTATTTTGAGAAATAGTATTGACTTGTAGTGATAAGTGATGCATGATTTAAATAGATAACGTTAGGGGGAATTATGTTTGTACTTAAGTTAGAACAAATCAAAGACCATAAATATTTCACGCAGCCAATCTTCTTCAGCCTTGAAAAGGGTCTGGAAGGCAATTGGACATTCATAAAAGCTTTCGACTTCTATCTCGATATGCGCAATGACGCTTGTGAAGGCGCGTTCGGAATAGAGTCCTTTGACGAATTCATCGAAGACAATTTCTTGACCATGGATGGCAACCCTATAAAGGTTCCAGATGACTTTGACTTCATGGGATATGACTTTGAGGCTTATGAGTTTGGAGAAGAGCGGCATGATTGGTGAGGCGACAGTTCCAGTTTATATGGCGATTTTTTTAATTTCTTTGTACATTTTGTTAAAAAAGTAGCTTAATATGTCGACGTTATCGTTATATTTTGATACAATTTTAATTTATTTTAGCAATGAGAGGTCGGACCAGTCATGATAACAACCGCCATATATACTGCTTGGTTGCAACTCAAGATTTCACCAGGAATGAAGGATGCCCTAGAATTGCTGGCTTCTGATATCGGCGTAACGAAATCAGAGATGGTCCGTTTTTTGATTATAGATATGTGTGAGAAGAAAGGCGGTAAGTACTTACAAATGCTCGATGTAAGCGAATTGCGACAAGTTAACCCCCTTAAGGCAGCGACCGAAGAAACTAAGAGTTAATCTGTCTCTTCTAGCCTCTCAATAAGCTCATGAGGTAGCCCAAGCTCATGCTCAGCTACCTCGGCCGAAACTTCTTCGACAATTTTATCGGCTTCTCTTTCTTTTGGGGTAAGCGCCAAGCTCCCAAGAGCCAAAGCGCACACAAAAATAACTAAGGCAACTATCCCTATTACCAAATCCATTTTTGCTTCTCCTATGTTTTCATATGACCCTTCATCATTGGCTTGCGGGTAGCAACAGACTTTTTGGGGGCTTTTGAGCCCGGGGGAACTTTGCTTAGAACTTCCATTCCACCTTTGTTGCTCTTTGGGAATTCTTGTAAGCCTATTTTGGCTTTAGTAGTTTTTGGGGTTTTGAAAGTAGTCTTAGGATTAGGCTGCCCCATATCATAGAGGGTTTTTTTCTTCTTGACCTTTGGCTCAGCTTTGGGTTTCTTTCCGCCTTTGGTTGGCATAGATGGTTTCTTAGGTTTTGGGTTCATCGGATTCTTGATGCTCATAATCCCTCCTTGGGTTAGCTATGTCTCATTCTAGAACATATGTTAGGATTAACTCAATTAATATCCATAGATGCTCATCCAGGTCATAGATGCTCAAGCTTTATGTGTGAGCAAGTATGAGCATCTATGGGTTTACTGGTAGCACTTTGTCGGAATTTCCGACGAACTTAAGTAAGGAGAAATCAAATGATGACTTTAGCGGACTTTGCCAAAAACCATAAAAGCAAACTTATCACGGTCGTCATCCTAACGGTGCTAGGAGTGGGATCTGTTTTTTTCTTTGGCCAAGATAATGATATTGAAGAGCTATCCGAAATGGGCATCAAGGCCGAAACTGGGTTAGATGTTGATTTAAGCCCGAAGAGTCCTGAAGGTAAAAAATAATCAATGCTTGCCTTCTTCTTTAACTAGGGACGCAATCTTCTCGTCTATTTCCGTTACTTTGGCCAAGGTTAAATTAAAAACAAGTTTTTGAAGTTTAAGAATCGCAACCTTAAGTGTTTCTACTTCACGCTTTAATGAATCACATCGCGTATTTATATTTACGACAGCCATGTTCTGAATATCTAAAAGCTTTGCAATTTCGTCGTTAATTTCCATGTTCCCTCTCATGTTTTTCTATATCCTGCAGCATTTGCTCCCTAAGAAGGGTGCTCATCGCTGTATTAAGTTTGTCAATTGAGCGTGACAATTCAACAATTATTTCGCTTTGTTGCATGAAAGCTTCAACAAGACCTTCTATTTTATTGTTAAGATATTTAATCTCTGGAGTGTCATTAAGTAACATCAATTCTTCTCCGCTTTCTTTTGCTCTTGGTCAAGATTCTTCAAAAATAAACAATGCTTCTTAACTAGGTCAAGCTTAATTGCTGCAATCTCATCAATTATCATTGGTAGAATTTCAATGAAATTGAAGTCGGGATCTTCTCTTAACAAACTGAACCGTCGTACTGAAAAATCTTTGAAAGCATTAATGACTGTGTTGAAATCATTATGCAGCACATCCCAAAACCTATTATGGATTCCCATAAGGTCCCTGTTCTCCTGAGAGAAAAAATCCCTCAGGAGTTCGTTAACTTTTTGTTCTTTGGTTTTCATTTTACATCCTTACCAGTTATAGCCTTCTTCCTTCTCGGCTTCTGTGAGCTCTTCGACAACTGCAGTCTCACCAAATACTTTATTGATGTCTAGCTCAGCCACTTTTGCATCTTTCTTCTGCTTGGCTGCCTTGCGGTCTAGCATCATACATACCGAGACCCATTGGTTCCTTGTAATTTCATCAAGCGATTCTATCTTAAGATACTGACAAATATCCACCTCTTCGGTGCTGGTGTCCGCCATCTTAGAGCGTAGCAATACAAATTGGTCATGGTCTGGCGATACCGGTTCAGATTGTCCCTCAACAATAGTTCCGTTGAATCGGCTATAGTCCGTTCTTTCGCTCGGCAAGTCCTGGGCTTCTTCGGCCAGGTACATACCTCTTAGAACATCGCCGAAAGCATCCCTCAGAGCAAAAGCTCGCGCTCGCATCTGAAGCATTCTTTTAGGGTAGGTTGTCCAAGGTCCTTCTTTCTTCCAAAGTTTGGCTGTTTCTGCGTCTGCTTTAGAGAAATGCCTAATAACCTCTGGCTGAAGTTTTCTTTTAACAATGCAGGTGGCCTTCATGGTAGCTTCGTCAAGTCTTTCTTCAATCATTTCAAACTCGCGACAATTGCGACAGATTGCCAGCATCGCGTCGCCCCAGACAGAGGGTCGACCGTTAATGACGGCGATATTCTGAAGCGCCTGCATCGGCTTAAGTCCTAGCTCTTGGCCCATTTGTAACGCAACCAGAATATCACCGGGACGATTTTGCATGCCTTTTGGGGCAAACGAAGAAACGGCGATCATCTCACTCACTTTCATCGCTTGTTCGATTGTGTTTAGGACCATGAAGCCCTGGTTTGGTTCGGTGACCATGATATCTTGATTAGACATTGTCTTCTCCTTTCTTCGCATAATTAGGTAAGCTTAACAGTTGAAACTTTTCATCGTAGCCGGGCCAGTGACTAGCCTTTAGGCACTCGCTGTAAGTGGCTGCACCGTCTAGATACTCGCGACGACCTTGCTCGATCGACTCTTCGTCCAATGTAAAGCAAGCTGTCAAGAATGGCGCTTTCTTCTCTACTACAAAGAATGCAAAGAACCTCTTGATGCCGTCAATCTGATACAGGGCATCAATCTGCATGGCTGCTTGACGGTGATAGCCGTAGGCATAAATAGAGCGACCAAACGCTGGGATTGAGTCTGTTGTCTTCAAATCAATGATGATTTGGTCATTAAAGAAGTCAGGGCGAGCTCTTAGGCGCGTATTATATATCCCGCTGTCCCAATAAATAGACTGCTCTACTTTTCCTTCTTTGACCTTATCCCACATTGAATTGGTACGAACGGCTCTAGCGATGTCTTGTATGTCAAACCAATCTTGGGACCTAATGATTTGGCGACCCTGGGCCACATCTTCATATGTGGCATAAAGCTCTTTGCCGACCTTGGTTGTTAAGTTTACTTTCTCAGGCATAGGTAAAAAATTTTCGTGAAACTTGTCTGGCTCAAGACAGAGCATATGCACGGCTCTGCCCAGCATAAATTTGTCTTTGGTATTTTTATTGTCTTCTACCATATTGCCGACGTCGGCAATATACTCATGCCAAAACCGCTTTGGGCAATCCATTATTAGGGATATCCCAGTTGAAGATATGCCTTCCTCTGCGTGATATTCATCGATGTTGACGTTGTCATATATACCTGGCTCTCTCATAATTCCCCCTAGACTTTTGTTGATTGAAACGTTATCCTGAAATCAGGATGCATCACTTATCACTACAAGTCAATACTTTTTGGAGAGAAATACATGGCAAACACAAAAAAAGATCCCACAATTAAGTTCTACGTCTCAATTGATAAAAAAATTCATGATAAGCTTGAGCAGTATGCTACTGAAAATGGTTCTCGTGTAAGTACAACCGTTAGAAAAATAATCATCGAGTTTCTTAATAATTTAGAACGCAAAAAAGATAAATAACCAGTATTTATTCGCGGTAAAACTGATAAAATAGAAATCCCATTTGGGGTAAAGGATTGCCTCATGAAAGGGGCAGGGAATGCTTAGCTTGATTTTTGCCAACGATGAATTTACTAATGAGATGCAACTAGAGATGTCAAAAATTCTCCTTGTTTTTATTGAGGCCAATAAACACCTATTTTCTCCAAGAATCTTGGAGGCGATCGAAAGGCTGCGCTCAGAAATTGAAGCCCATGAGATTCAAAATCTAACTAAATTGATAAATTAATTATTTTTTCTGCTTAGGTTGCAAATAATTATAACTATATCCTATGACAGGCGGCTTATTTGCCAAGGCTTCGTCTTTTACCTTTCTCCAATAAAGCATGGGCGCACTATCTTCGGTCTTAACCCCATCTATATCAATTTTTGGCAACGCAGGCTTACGCTTATGCGTGAAAGCGGTATTGATTGAACCAATTGTTAAAGGTGAAGGAGGGCGCGGACTTCCCGCGGCCTTTAAAGGCGGCGACCCATTTGGCGACTGGCACGGTGCCTTTGATGTATCTAAAGACTCTTTGGTAGCTGACATTCTAGTTCCTTGACTCTTTTTTCGAGTCTCTTAAGTTTATTCTCGGTTAATTGGTCCTTAAAGACCCTAGAGAAATGCTCATTCTGTTGAATGCAATATTCGCAAGACTCTTCAGACCAATAAGCCGGGTGAGTAGCGCAGCCAGGAATTACTATCATGACCGCAAGACACATCATAACAAGCATAACGTAGTTCATAAAACCCCCAAACTTAGTAACTAGCTATATTAAGTATAGGAGGTTTTTGCAATAGCGTCCTTGAAACAAGAAAATGCTTTATGAAGGAATTGTATTGCGGCAAAAACCCAAAGGTCATGGGTATCAATCTGAGCCGTTTGCAACTCCGAGGGGGCATTGTATCCAACCATAATATGAAAAGCTTCGGTTTCTATTCTTGTCTGAACTGTATCCAAAAACATTTCATTTTCTGATATTAATATCTTTCCATCTTTAGCTTCAGTTTTTTCAAATAGATTTAAATCTTTTATCTTTTTCGCAAGTTCTTTGCCTGTAAGGTGAGCGCGTTGCGGATAAGTTTCTATGGCCTTAATGTAACAATCAAAGTAAATATTTAAAAACACATAGCCTTGCAACAACTTAATTTGATTGTATTCTTCGGAATCAAATTTCCTGATGGATTCAACAGAAACCTTCCTCAAATCTTTCAGGGCGTTTATCGCGAAAATTTCATATTGTTCGAATTCTTTTTCATATTTAATTTGGCTATTCATTATCGCTCCAATCTTTGGTTGCTTTGTAACACAACCTACAAATCACATAAGCCATGCCGCATAAGAAGCCACCCATGAAGGCGGCAACAATAGTGGCATAGAACTGGAAATTTATCATCATGGCTTTTCCTTGGCTTCGCATAATACACATTACAACTAAGTCAGTTCGCTATGAGTCAGGAATTTAACATAATCGATATTATGCGAAATCATATGTTTTCAGAAGCATAATGTTTTTGTTTTTCTCTCCTGAATCCCAGTTCATAAATTGATATTCAACTACAATTTCAGAATTAATGTTTAATATTGCAGTTAAAAACGCACTCAAAGTCATTATCTTACCCCTTAATAAAAACGCCCGGCAACCTTTTAACCGGGCAAACCTGTTTTGTCTATAAAGTCAAAATCATAAACCAGAAGTTCTTGAAAATACTCCGTCATTCCATGCTGCTTGCCAATAATTTCAGGAACGCCCAATTGAAATATATTATTAGCGTAATCCTTTAATAAAAAAGTTCTAAGTAATTCCCAGCTCTTATCGTTTAAAATATATCCCACCTCTTCATCAGAGGCATAGGAATTAATCCAGAATCGCTGACCGATTCTATGCTTAATGGGAAAATCAATTGATATTTCTTTTCTTATAATAGGTTGAAATGGCTCTGGAGCTTCATAGCGCCAGCTTGGGATCATTGGCTGATCCATATATCTCATGGTAAACCTTGGAATATTTTTCATACCTCAGACTCGGCAAGCTTGACCAGAATTGAATGCTTGAAATAATGCTGAATATTTTGAATGGCAACTTTCTTCTCTTCTTCGGTAGCCTCACACTTCTCTATCATAGTTAATACCTCTCGCATTACCATGTCGACGAACGAGAAGATGGCCATACAGACCTCTTCATGGTTAAATCGTTCCGTACTGGCAAGCAAATAAAATACCCTTTCAAGAACCATTGAAGCTGGAAAAACCGCCTTATTAAGAATCGGTAAGTTCTCTGAAGTTTTCTTGGTCGTTTCAAAATATTCCAATAAATTAAATTTAAGCGATTGACTCATTGGAACCTTTTCGAACTCTGTTGTCACTATCTCGTTGTTAGTGCCCTCTACTCTCATGCTCATTCCCTTTGCAACTGAATCTTAACTTTTTTTCCCTTATTTACGGCCAGGTCTTCAACCTCGTTCTTTAAGCAATCCCAGCATTGTATCTGTGGCTTTACGCCGTTAGCGGTCCATTCCTTTTCTTTATTTAGCTTTGTGTATGTGTACCACATCTGATTTTTGCAGCCCGGGCAGTTAACTCGATATGATTCTGTCAAACCAAGATCGTCTGGGGGCGCAATTGGATAATCTTTTACCGGGACGCCAGGAATAATGCAAATTCGGCGCGGTTCTTTTTTTTCCATCAGTTTTCAGCCGATGAATTGAGGGTTAGATATTTTTTAAAGTTTTCGATAGTCAGCTCAGAATCTATGGAGTTTTTAAAAATACGGAGAGCCTCTTCTAGTGGTTTTTCATCTTTCAATCTTAAAAGCATTATGAATAATGCAAACATTTCAGCGCAGAGAAATCTCGCCGTTTGAGTTGACCAGGTGCAAAGAAAGCCATGCACAATATGTGGCTTTGGATCTTCTTCGCGTTTATTAAGCTCTGTATCCAGTAGCGCAAGAAGATTCATTGCAATATCACCCAATTCGTTCTTAATGCTTTCAGACGATGATTGAGCATGCTTTATTATAATTTCGTTCAAGCGAATGAAGGTTTCGTCTTTTATGCCGAGTTGTTCGTGATCTTTCATTAACTCTCCAGATTGAGTTTGATCTATGTCTTTGTATTTGTAGTCTTTCTCCGATTGACGTACCTACATCGAATCGATTACCGTGTACTTTCGCGTTTGGAAGGTTCCAAATGCAAAAAGCCCGAGATGCTAGGCTCGGGCTTTCTAATGATGTCGAAGGCTATCGATCAACAACACAACACGAGGTTGATTGTCTTCGATAAAAATAAATTTGTCAAGCGTCCTAGCTGCTTGACTTCTATAAGGAGACGATTCAATGACCCACTTAACAACCACACAAGCTCATCCATCCGTTCATAACCAACCTTTCACAATGGTTCCCAATACAATTATTGACCACAAACAATTAAGCGCTCTTTCCAAATATTTATTAGTTTATCTTCTTAGACAAGCCCCAGGTTGGAAAACACACGACTCAGTTTTGAGGGCCGAACTCGGTGTCGGAAGAGATAAGTTAGAATTATTATTTAAAGAGCTTCGGAGGGAAGGATATGTTCGAATTTTACCAATCTTAGGAGGGGGGGGGAGGTATCTAGGGTCCAACCGTGAGTTCTCCTCTACCCCCCTTTGGCTAAACCAAAAACCCTGTAAAAATCAGCTTCTCACCGAGGCCCCAATTTCCAGGGCTCCGGTCGACCAGGGCCCCGGTGAGCCGGGTCTGTATGTTAATAATACTATTGTTAATAATATAAATAACAACATACAAGATACTCCGCGCGACCCCTCCCCTGTGGACAAGTCCGAGGAGCTTGTTTGTTTGTTAGAAAAAGAATTTTTGGAACAAGTGATGAGTTGGGGAGTGAACTACAAGACCGTCAAGTCTTGGGTTACACAGTTCGGGGTAGATGCACTCAGGAACAAGGTGCAAATGCTCACAGTTGAACTTTCAAGGGGTACCGGTGTAGCGAGTAGGGGTGGATGGTTAAAACGTGCCCTGGCTGAAAATTGGCAGCCTAATGAGGTCAAGAAAAGCAGCTCTAAGCATTATACCGTCGAGGAAACCAAAGAAAAGCTTGACCTAATGTTAAACTATGATGCTGCAACACTTGAATCGGCACGCAGCCATATGGAAGAAATTAAAAAGACATTGGGAATGATGAGAGGTATCTAAATGAAAAAACCCGGGCAATTCAAGACCCGGGTTCTTAGCTTGGCTTCTTTGGTCTGGTCATTTTGAACGTTGATGCCGCGGGTTAGATAACGTTTCAGGGAATCTGGTTCCAGGAAGGTATCCCGCGACAAGAGCATTGTGCGCTAGAGTTGGTGATAAGTCAATAAGTCTGTCTGCATGTTCGAGAACAGAATTTTCTTTGCTTGCATGGATGGCCTATAACTTCTTTCTGACATTTTAAGCATGTGTATGTCACCCTTTTCCTTTTCGACATGCACTTGCATTCGGCGCTACAAAACTTTCTTATCTTGTTTCCTCTATTGGTATGAATAAATTTATTTTTGCAAAATCCACAAACGCTATGTTTTTTCTTAACTCTATGCTCTGCAAAACATTTTCGATTACAAAAAATTGTTTGCTTTCCTTTTGGGCTTTTAATTAAACCGTCGCAGGTCTTGCAATATATTTTTATTGGGTTGGAAATGGCTATAATTGCGCATTTATTACTGCAGTATTTTCTTTTTCTTATTGGATAGGATGATATTTCTTTGGAGCAAACAAAACATTTAATAAGAACTTTATCAACCCAACTTCTCCCCCTGCTATTAATTCTTTGGGTTCTTCTGTCAGCCCACCTTACATTCTCCGGAACATAATCTGAATTGTTATCTATCCTATCCAAAGAAAGGCTTTTGGAAGGCCTTTCTCCCACGTCTTCCAAGAAATGCATAAAGCTGCCTTTCCATCTATCGCAAACCCGAATGCCTCGAGCACCATAATTTTTCCAAGATGGATGTTTTTGATTGGTGCATCTTTGAATCATTGCAACCCAGGCAATATATTCTGGCGTGCCAGACCTTGAATGCTTTACCATTAACCTAGTCATTCCGTTCTCCTGAAAGAATAGTTTGATTAGCTAGCGACAATATTGTTCTATTGTCGCTAGCGTTTATGCTTTAACTTGTTCGAATTCCAAGTAAGCATTAAGATAGCATTTTGGCGTCGCTTTGCCTAGATACGTATTCCAATATTTTTTACAATATACCGCCATGTCGGGAATATTCGTTGGTATGGGTTCTGGGACTAGCAGATAATGAAATCGTGCCATGACGGTCGATAGAAGTAGGTTCCATTGCATGTCTTCGGCCTTAGGCTCCCTTGTCATACTTATCAACGCAGCTATATTTGGATATTTGTTTAGGAGCTTTGGCCAATGGCCGTTGAATGTATTTCGTTCCATTTGGTAGGGCCCAAATGCGGGACCGTGCCCCATTTGCCGTAAATATTTTCCACCGTCAGTTTCATAGCCCATAGTCATAATAAGGATGTTTTCAGCCGGTTTCGAATAGGCTTGCATAAACTCACATACGGGCTGAATAATTATTTCTCTGAATTGGTTTGAGTCGTACATTTTCGCTGCCCCCTTAAACTGAATAAATATGTTTTATTACAGTTAGAACACTCAAAGCAATCAAAAGTTTCTTTTAGCGAGTGATTTGGTTTACGCGTAAGTGCGGTTTTACAATGGCAGCAATAATCTTTGTTTATTTTTTCCGAATAAATCATATAATTTCTTTTATAGTAATTAGAAGCTTGCCTTTTGGAACGTTATCGCAACGTTTAACAAAGATTTGGTCAATTTGAGAATCGTTTTCAAACAGTCCTGCGAACTGCAGCGAATCAATCGATACTTTTAAAACATTATCTAAATCTCTGGCTCTTCTGTCTGGCGGATAAGCAAAAATATCAAGCGATATTCTTCCTAAAATCTTTGGACGTTTCCAAATAAACGCGAGGCCGAGTATCAATTGCTTGTACGCTCTAGCCTCGCGGGATATTAGAATCATTGTGCCAACATGTCGCCAGTATTTATTAGCGCTTGGTGGCCAGGGTAACTCTATCGGCTGCGTCTGATTACATGCAGCCAGAAAGTTTTCCGCGGCTCATAGCTCTAGAGGGCTTCATTTTTGGCCCTGGTGCTATGCCAGTTGTGTCACCAAGGCTTGAAAAATGACCTTTGGTTTCTTTTCCTGGAGTATTATATGACTTTCCTTTGCTTGACTTTTTCATTTAGATTTCCCCTTTTTGGATTTAACTTTCGATTTCTTTGATTCTCCAGCTTCGGATAACATGATTGCAATTTGTTGCTTTCTAGGTTTTCCTTCAGCTTTTAGAATCCGCATATTTTCAGCTTTTCCTTTGCGAGTTTTTGCTTTAGCATTTTTAACCAGCGGCATAAGATTACTCCATCGCTCCAGATAACTTTTTTGGTGCGACTTCCTCCGAAACTTCTTGTGCAAAAAGTTTTGTTAGCATGCCTTCAGCTTCAGACTTGGCACCTAAAATCATATTATGATTTGCAGCATTCTGTTCGAAAGATTGCTGAATCTTTTTGTGATTATCCATGCTCGCCTCTAATGCTACCGTTAACTCTGCAATGCGCTTTTCTAAAACTTCTTTCATTTTTAATGCTCCAAAAATAAAAGATTATACCTTAGTCACTATATAGTTCAATGTGCTTGCGCCTGGGTCCGCGCTTGATGTAACTGTGAACGAACCTACGCCCGGCGTTACCGTCAAGATTGATGCAGCATTAGTTTGTGTATTCCAGCTTGCTACAATGTTGCTTGCTGCGGTTACGAAAGCATCAACAACCACTTGAGCTGCTGCGCCACCGGCAACAACTGCGGCAGCAACAGTTTTAATTTGATAGCCAGCATCAACCATTAAACCGCCCGTACCACTTGCGATTGCAACGTGACCGGCAGTAAATGGAGTAGCGGTTGCGGCAACCAAAACGCGAGCAACGGCATTGACCGGGTCTGGCAAAGAATAAACTGAAGCTTGACCGATAGCAGTATTGCTAATTGTTGATGCAAAGTTGCCAGCATTCGCAACCGGAACGAACCGGAAGCTGCCTTGGTTATTGCCAGCAGGAATTGCAACAAAAGAACCTGCAGAAGCATTATTAATACCGGAAGTTATTGTGCTGCCAGCAACAATTACGCCTGCTGTAACTTGCAAGCTTCCGAGTGTTAACGTTAAGTTTCCTGTAGCAATTGTTTGCGTACCGGCACTATTTGTTAGTAAGAAGTTTGTTGCGGCTATGCCAGGGTCGGGCAATGTAAATGTGGTTGTTTGTCCAAGCGCAGCATTTGTAACAACTGTATTGAATGCGCCACCGTTTGCTACCGCAGTGATTCTAAAGAATCCTGTATTTGGCGTTGCTGGGAATGATGTTAAGGTTCCCGCTGTTCCCGATAAACCAGCTTGAATGCCGCCACCATGTATTGCCACACCAGCAGGGTCACCAATTTGACCAGCAACGTTAGTAAATACCGCTATGTTGCCCACTACCACAGGCAACAAAACTGCGCCAGGATTTATATTCGCAACTAGAGTTACAACGCCAGCAGCGCTCACGCTAACATTATAAATGTCAACGTCCTGATTTGGTTTGGTTCCTGTTGATACGATTGCTATTTGATTGTTGCTGTAATTAAAGCCTTCATGTTTGGTGTGATCTAAATATCCGGCAGTCGTGACTTGCGCAGTTGTGTCGGTAGTATCAATATAAATAAATTGTGGCGTAACACCTTGCAGCCCTGTAGGTTGGTCGGTGACTATGTTTAAAATTGGCATAAAATTTCTCCTTGAAAAAAATCCTTTAAGTTAACTCTGATTCTGCAGTCACATGGACTAACGCTGAACCATTTATAGTTCCCCCCGCATTTCCGGTGGCTTGAATATAAAAATATTTCCTACTTGTTTGACTTCCGATTACTGTTGCTGACATATCTGCAGCCGCTGTCGCGTCCCTCACTTGAGCATTTGCCACAGAAGGATTAAATGTTGTAAATGATGGCGCGGCAAACATTTGTGTCGGCAATGAATAAGGGCCAAACGTCATTGCAAGAGCCGCAATACGAGTTATCATAAATAAAATCTCGCCCGTATTAGTGCCCGCATTTTGAGCCGGGGCAGTAGCATAATTAAATGATTTCCAATAAAACTTTTGACAACGCGCTAATTGTTCGTCAAAACCTCTTCTGTCAAACGCTGTTTGGTTATTGCTAATCTCTAGCTGAACATCAGTGAAGAAAGCGCTATCATCCGCACCAGCAGTTCCAGTTGGCGTCCAAGAAAACTCCACAGCCAATTGTGTAATAGTGGCACCTAGAGCAGAAGAGGAAAAAGTATAATTTGTTAAAGTTGTTGTTAAAGCTTGTGTTTGCGAAATTGGTGTCGCATTTCCGGTGAACGCGCCATTTATTCCTGAGATGTCTGTTGTTCCAGTACCAGAATAGACCGTCACAGTAATGTTGCTACTTGTTGGCGAAAAATTAGCTCCACTTTTAGCTTTAAAGCTTAAAGTAATAATATTACCCGCTGCACCAATGCACATATCTCTTGTCAAGCTAGTACAGAACCTCATTACCCCAGTTCCTGTTTGTGCATTATTTCTTTGTACTTGCGCAATAAATGATCCGCTAGTGGCTCCAGCCGCCTGCGTTATAGTAGATGCTTGATTAGCACCCGTTAAAAATTGCCATCTATCGGTGGTATATGCTGAGACAGAAGCCGCTTGAGCAATAATCGCAGATCCACCGGCCCCTCTCTGCCAAACTTGCATATCACCGTTTACAACTCTATTTCTTCCTACTTTAGTAACAATAGTTGGTGTTCCGCTAGTTACTCCATCTATAGATTGAAAGGAAGTTAATGCTAATAAAGAAGGGACGCCAGCAGAACTTGTTATTAAAGTTGCGCCATTTGCTGTTGCCAAACCAGCAACTGTATTTGCAGCAGACGAATATAATATTTGATTAATTGTAGTAGTAGACGGCCATGTTGCGGTTGAAAAGCTTGGCGCTGTTGCAGCATTTGATTGCAGCATGTTGCCAGTAGTACCAGGGCCTGCAAGAATTGACGGAACGCCCGCAGAGCTTGTTACTAGCATTCCATTATTCGCTGTTGCTAAATCAGAAATGACGTTTGCAGCAGAAGAATAAAGCAAACGATTTATAGTGCTTGTAGCTGGCCATGTAGTTGTAGACCATGCTGGGGTAGCTGTTGCGCCAGATTGTAACATTTGTCTTGCAGTCGCCGTACCGGCCAATATTTGCATTTGAGTTGCGTTAGACCAAACTATGCCACCATTAGATACCTGGGCGCTTGTGTCTGCATTTGTACCACCACGGGCCAAACTTAAAAATCCTGCCCAACCCAACGTCAAAGATGTTGCGCGAAGCAAGGCAGTTAACGGTGTCCCACCTAACGTCATCGTTACATTAGTGTCATCTGTTTTCGATAACGCTGCACCTGTGATATCGCCGCCAGCTATAGTAGCCCATGCTGGCGCTGCCGATACTGCGCCCGTGCCTGTTTGGGATAGATATTGTTTAACGGCAGTTATGTTGCCTGCAAGTTTTGCTAATGTATTTGCAGCTGAAGCATATAGGCTATCACCTAATGCATATGTAGTTTGATTTGTGCCGCCATGAATTTCTGTAATCGCTGTCCCTGCCCAAACCCCTGTAGTAATGGTTCCCAATGTTGTTATTGTATTTTGACCAATATAGGTTGGGTCGATATCAATAACTGGATTTGCTCCAGCTGTGACAGTTATTCGCCCTGCAGTCCCAGTAATCGAAAGTATTGGACCCGCTGCATCGATGAATGTAAACCAAGTAACTCCATCTAAAGTGCCTTCCATTTCTACTGTCTGGGAATTAAATCTTATGGTTCCGGCGGCGCCACCGCGCTGAGCTGTGGTTCCGGTTGGAAGCGTTGCGCCAGCAGTTCCTGGAATGATGGGGTTTGCTGAAATGCTATATATCGGATATAGGCCCGGCGTAACATCAACCTGACTGGCTGTCCCGGTTGCCGTTATTAGTGCTGAGAATGCCGAATTAGCCATAATTTATCCTAAATTTGTTGGCCAAGTTGATTTTGCCAGAAGCCGCTAGCAGCAGTATTTGCTACCAAAATAGGCTTACGAATTTGTCCAACGACTGCGGGGGGAACGGCCGTCAAAGCCCCGGCTGTCACTGCATCAAGGAAATAAACTGTTCCTGGAATAGCTACGAATCCTAATGCTGATACCAGGCCACCGAATTGAAGAGTGAAATTATTCGCATCTGCAACGGCAATTACTATTCCTACCACTTCAGCGTTAACTGCGTTATTTGCCTGGGCTCTTACATATAATAGCCCGTTAAGTCGAACTACGTTGCCAACGACTAAACCATGCGCCGCCTGTGTAATCGGAAGCGTTAGGGTCGAGTCTGGGCCTGCGCCAGAAATGGCAAAAAGAGTGTCAACGCCATTTCTTAATCCCGCGGCTAAATCTCCGGGGACTGGAACGCCACCGTTTACAAATTGAGAGAATTTAATGCCAGGAGAAAAAGGAACGCTCATCTATTATCCTTAGTCAAGAATTGCATAGAAAGCAACCGACATAGAGCCACCGGCTACACTAAGACAATGAATCGTATCACCGGCTTTGCAATATTTTGCAGGTGGATTTAATTCTGACGGACTAGCCGCAAACGCAGCACCAGCTGGTGCTGCAGCGGCAGCATTATTCGCCACCCAAAAATCAACAGCTTTTGCATAAGAAAACACCGCTAAGAATTTATTGTTTCTTGTTGCAGCTGGCATTCCTACTGCAGCTGTCAATGGAACTGCAATTGCTGTATCCGTATTTGCAGCTAATGTTGCCGTAAAAATCTGTGTGCAAAACGGAGAGCCGAAACCATTCACGCCTTGTACGAATTTGTCTACATTGTAATTTGTGGTCATTCATTACTCCGTTAAAATCTTAAGGGACGCCCAATCTTCTATCCGCCGTCCAATGGACGCCCCATCTATCACCATAAATATTTTGTCCAGAAAAACTTACTTGGAATTGTTTTGTTGAAATATTGTTAATTGAAACACCACCACCACTAACGCCAGTGTCATAGTTCCATGGATTAGCGTTTGCTTGCGTTGGGTTATAAAGAGTGACTGCAGGAGGTGCAAGCATAGTAGTTTTTAAAACAATTGAAGGAAAATATACGCCAACAGGATTCGCTGTTTGATATCCAGTTGTTTGCCAATCACCAGTATTGGCACCTACAGCCTGTGCAGGAACCGTTGCCGGCGCAAAAGATTTTTGATAATAACGTTCACAATCCATTAAGACAGCAGAAGCCGATTGTGGCGAAGGAATTGTAGGAATCTTTCCAGGGACTAGTGAAATTGAACCAACAGCTATTTGTCTTGTTGCCAATAAAGTTTCAAATCCAACGACTATGGCAAAAAATGTAGCCGTGTCAGCAGCAATATTATTAGCCGCCGCAACATTCCATCCACTAAATCCATAAGTATGAGCAGGAGTAAAGTTACCTCCCGCTGAATTTCCAGTGACAGTAAATGCTGCATCTCCTAAGCTGTTACCAAATGTTGAACCGCCCCTAAATACTTCGGTCCAGTTTCCGTTAAATGTCGCAGGCTTTCCCGTGGCATCCAAGGTAGCGACCAAAGAAGCGTTAGCATTTATGTTTGGTAATGCAACGTCGGTTGTATACCATAGAGATATCTTTCCATTTAGGGTTGTTGCTACTTGGCTTATCACAGTTATAGTTGCAGATATATCGTCGTTTAATATTTTTCTAGCTGTTGCAGCAGGAAGATATTGAATAATGGCAAACTGGCTATTATTAGTGGCCCCTATCACCAAAGTTTGATTTGGACCCCTGCTAACAGTTGGCCCATTGTTCGCTGATTGAAATATAATTGTTTGATCCCAAGTATAGCGTGACGTATTTGCTCCGGCACCACTTGCAGCAAAAGTAGAGCCCACCTGTGCTGGATTAAGCGCAAAGTCCCATCCAACCAAATAGCTTGAAATTGGCTTGTAATTTAACAAAGACTGCCAGTAATTAAAGAGTTGATCGGCCTGCCTATTAACTGGAGTTTGGTCGTAAACAATATTGATTTGATTTGTATTTAATGGCACTACTTGAACGTTACTGAACGTTGTGGGAGCTCCAACAGGTAGATTTAAAAGAATATCAACAAAACCAATGTCAGAGTTTTGTGGATTGTTATCAGGCAATAACTGAACCGTATTATTAAACTGTGCAAACGCACCAGAAATATTATTTGCAGTTAGTAAAACCTGAACCGCTTGTCCGCTTGGTTGATATTCCATTATCACACTGCTTGCAGGCGCGAGTAGGATCGTCGATGCAAGGTAACCATTTAAGGCGTTAGGAATTGCTGGAGCCCAGATATTTGGGTTGTTATTTAATCTTTGCCGTAGCTTAAGAGATGCGATGTTTGCGCCAGGTGTAATAGTAAGCGTATATGGCGGATTAAATGGGAAGGCTTGAGTTCCCGCAATAGAATTCCTTTGTATCTGCACGGTACTTGCGCCAGAAGTAACAGTCACTAAATCCCAATCAGGGGCGATCGCCGTTGTAGTTGTGGCTGCACCAGCAATTGTTATGGTCAAAGGATTGTTTGGTAAAAACGAAACCTGGGCGAACTGAGGATTGCTAAGCTGATTAGCTATGTTCCCGATCGCATTATTTGGGTTGTCAGCCTCGTTGACATTGGGCGGCCAAGCTTCCCGAGTAAATTGTAATACACCGTTAGCGTTTCGAACCTCAACGTAATAGAGCTGAACCGCACCTGCATCATCATAAGGATAATAATAGAGGGCTACGTTATTGCCTGCATTATCTGAGATTGTTCCAAAAGCGCCAAGATTTATAGGATTTGGTAATGGCTGGAAGTCATAATTAGGAGGATTACCACCTAAATTTACGAGTTGATATACAAGCTTTGGAACATTTCGGTTGGTATCTTGAAAGAATCGTATAGTTCCGTTAGACAACGGCTGCCCGGTGTCCCGATCAATTAAGAGGGGCTCCAGGTCTAGCGATGCAAAATATCCTGAGTCTACGGCCATAAACAATCCTTGTACGAGGCTATTGCCATTATAGAATAGTTGAGGTAATCTAGCTATAGGTAACGTACTTAGTAAGGGGAATTACACATTAACAATACATCAACTCACATTGGTTTTTGGGTAATAAGTTTTGTCGGTGGCGCTTTAATTGGCTCCTTATTGACATTAACTAGCCAATTAAATATAAAGTCTAACGCTACAAAAAAACAAATTTATTCGGAGAACATAATGGGAACCCCATCTAAAAAACATTTACATACTTTGAATTTATATTTCAGCTTTAAAGATGCAGGTTTTACTGATGATCAGTCACGCGCTTTATCATATGGACTTAATGATTTATATAACGCTGTTCTTTTAGAAAAGCAGTCGAATTATTCAGATGAAAAATTGTATGAGCCGTTTAGAGAAAGCCTGCAAAATATAATTAAAGACTCAAAAGAAAAATAATATTATTTTATAAGATGTGAAAATTTTCTATAAATGTCACTGTCATTTCTTTTTCCAATTAAATCGATATGTAATATATTATCTAAATGATATATTATTCTATATTCTCCGCTATCTACACGATAATATCCTTCGCAGCCCTTTAATTTGCTACTATCGTTTGTAAAAGGATTGTTTCCGAGCTCCAGAATTTTAGAATCTATCTGCAGGAAATGCTTGCATGGTAGCTTTTCCAGAAACTTTCTATTTCTCTTGTCTATTAGTATTTTTAGCAAGATTTAAATTCCTTTTTCTAAGATCGTTCATAAACTTTTCACTTTCCTCAACTGTCCAATCTCCTTCTGCAGAAGATTCTTTGGCTTTCATTCCCCAATGAATATCTTCTAAATATTCAAATAACTCGGGAGAAATAATTACAGCAAAAGGTCGTCCTTGTTTGTTAATTTCGACAGGACTTTTTTGCGCCTGATCAAGCAAGAAGCCAAACTTTTCACGGGCTTCGCTGGCAGTATATGTTTGCATATGCACCTCAGTAAAATATTTAATTGTACATTTTGTACATTATATACATTTTGTACAATTTAAGATATAGTGGACTTTTAATAATTAGGAGAATGAAATGGATATATTATTTTTGGGTTTTGTTGTGGTAATTTGTGGAGCTGTTTATGGATTATGCCAAGATTAATCGCCCATAAGATGGCTTGCGCCTCTTCGCGCAAGTTCTCCTGCTGTACCAACACCAGCTACAATTCCGACGCCTTTAGCTATTTTTTTGGCCGTTTCTTTAGCTCCTAATTCAGGATAAAAGCGTCGCATGAATTCTTCATGCTCAGGGTTTCCTAATAGCTTATTCACCATTTTTCTAGCTTCTGGACTAATCCTTGGGGCATAATCTTCTGCAAATTCTTGAGTAAGCTCAACATAATCACGAGCCAAATCTGGCCTTCCTGCTTGGTTGAAAGCATTATACATAGTGCCTCTAATTCTTCTTTGTGCATCCATAGCGGCATTTAGTGTTTGGGTTTGAGCGTGAGATAATCGACTATTACGATAGCCTGGCATAAGTTTTTGCACAATTTTTCCAAGATCGCTCTGCGCCCAATGTGCAGTTTCAAGATTAGGGTTGTTTTCAAATGCTTCGATGGCATGACGATCTTTAGGGCTACTATAGCGAGTAGCTTGAGTTAAATTAGCGCCGCGAGGAACATCAACCAGGGCACCAGCCCTTGTGCCTTCCCCTAAGACATGTCTATATCTTTCACCGAGCTCTTCCATCGCTTCTCGGGTTTCCCGTTGAAACTTCTCCCCTATAGCCCTGTTTGTCAGCCCACGGCCCCCACCAAATAAAGCGCCCAAGGTTGCACCGATCCCTCTATTGCCCTCTTTTGTTTCTCCTGTGGCAGCTCCTATTGCACCTCCTTTCAAAATTTCTGATAAAACCCCCAAATACCCAGGTGCTCGCGCAATATTTTGGGCTCCTCTTATTGCCCCAATGCCCGGAGCAAACATTGTAGAAAGACTCCCAGCAGTGAACGGAAGCCCACCTGGCTCTTTCATGTGTTTTTGAAAGTCTAAATGTGGAACTCTTAGATTTGTTCCAAATGCGCTATCAGCCAATTGCAATGGAACATTCCCAACAGAGATTGCAGTATTTCCCAAGCTCTCGAGCGCGCCACCAGCAAACTTTGGTATCCCAGATGATTCTACAGCTTCCTGAGCGGGTCTTAATAAATTAGCAAAGCCCTCTATTCCTTTAGATAGCGCTGGTGATTTTGAGGTAAGTTCAGCAGCCTTATAAAGATAGGGGTGCTCTTCTTTTAATAAGGCCGCCTTTTGTAATTCCACATTATCAAAAGTATCAGGCTTATTGATAGCCGAAGGACCTTCTTGTACAAGCTCCCATTCTCCTTCATCAGGACTAACAAATTCCCAATCACTCATATTTATTTAGCTCCCATTTTTCTTGCTTCTTCGGGGGTAACAAATCTTATTTCGCCTGTTTTAGAGTTCCTTACTTCTCTCAATCCGGATTCTGCCGCTTTTATTCTTTCCATATTTTTCGCTTTCAAAGCATCGTCTTGGCCAGCAACCTCTTGATTTGGATCCCTTCTGGAAAGCAGGTTTTTAAACTCTTGCTCTCTAACTCCGGAAGACTCTTTCAATATTTGAGAATGACGTTTATTAATTTTTTCTTGAATATTTTTAGGTAAATTATTCACCGCTACATTCAACCCCTCTGCCCAACCTTGTTTAAGAGCTTTCTTTTGAGACTCTAAAGCATGAACTGTTGGCTGAATAGATTGCCCAACTAATTGGAACCCGGCAAATTCAGGTGCAAGTTTTGTTGCAACGCCAGCATTAACCAAATCCTCTTCTATTTGAAGTTTTTTTACAGGATCTTTTTCATTATTATATGCATGTAGATCGGAAGCGAGAAGAGCATTGCTTCCAGCGCCTTGATATTTATGTTGCATATACGGGTCTAACAAAAGTCTTTGCTGATTTGCTAATCCAGCGTTTGTTTCTCTTGTTCTTGTTGCCCCAGTTAATCCAGAACCAAGGCCGCTTAATTTCTTTGTATATTCATCTATTGCTTGTACCTGCGCAGAATCTTCTCCAAACTCATCGGCCATTTCTGCGCGCTCTCTTAAAAGTTTTCCCATAGTACTAAGAGCGCCTTGTCTTCCCCCGCCTTGTTGATAGTAATTTTCATGGGCCCTATTTAATGCGATTCTAGACTCAGCTTCAGGAGCATGTGTTTGCAGATAATCAATTTCAGCCTGTTCACGTGGGCGCCCGAATTCTTTTAACAAAGCATTCTTCATTTCTTGCTCTGAAACCTTTTCTTTTCCTTCTGCTTGTTCAAGACTATGCTTCTGCCCTGTTTGATAACCTTTAATCATATTAGAAAAGAAATTCTCGTATGGGGCATAGTCTGGCTTCATTACAGGTGCATTTAAGTAATTAATTGGCATATAAACTCCTTATCCGCCAGGTCGTGGCATTCCGGTATAAGCTTGTGCCGCGGAACCAATAAGATTGCTAAACAAGCTCATATTTTGTCCGCGCTCAATCTGATTATTCACGTTTTGTCCATGAGCCCCTTGATAAGCTAAGCTGGCTTGAGATTCAAGGTTCCCGGACAAGAGTTTCGCGAGAGCATCAGAACCATACCAGCCACGGTTAACTCTATTTTCTTGACCCTGTAATCCCTGGTTTTGAATTCCTAAAATATTAGCTAAGAATTCTTGCATGTCTTGCCCGAGGGATCCTCTAACCATTTCATTTCGTCCTAAGACGTCATTTTCAGTACCAGCAAAACCACCCGCCGCTGCCGTGTTATGAGCATTTTGTTGTAAATATCTTTCCTTAAAGCGGTATCCTTCCGAAGGAGTATAGCCCCGCATAATGTTGTCTAGGAAAGCATTAGGGTCTTGCGACATTTGTCCGTAGATGGGATTGGCTATTTGTTCTGCTTCCTGCCCGCTTTTTATAAAAGGATTATAATACTCCTTTCCTACTCCAGGAATCTGGGCATGATAAGGGGCCGCAGCTGCCGCCGGGTCTTGATAGTCGCCACCACCAAATAAATCTGAAAAAAACGCCATTTAAAATACTCCTTTTTATGGATAGGCTGTTGTAGACACTCGTCTCAACGCCCCTGCAACTTTAACAACTAAAACTTCTGGCGCTCCGTCAGTTACATACCACAAGCTGCCGTTAGGCATGAAAACTGCGGGCGTGGCTAAGGTTCCGTCTGGCCATTCGACTGCATTAACCGTAAGGTTAGCATTTGTAATCTGTGGAACGGTCCAACCATTATTGCTCAAGCAGTCACCAATCGTTTGATTTAGCTCTTCTTGGTAGTTCTCTTGGGCAAATTCTCCTTGGCCTCTTAAATACGGTGGTACGTCCATTATCGTTCCTTGACATGCTTCCAAGTCTTACCCTTCATTATATTATATATAGCGTTATTTCCTATGTTATATTTTTTAGAAAGCACCTTATAATATATTCCAGATATCAACTCAGATTTAATATTTGAAACTATTTCTTCTGTGAGCTTTGCCTTGTTTGTTCTGGTGCCCTGAGGTTGTCTATTTTTAGATACTTTATCAATATTGTTATCTCTATTGGTTCCTAAAAATAAATGATCAGGATTAACGCAAGAAGGAATATCGCATTTATGTAATACGCATAATCCTTTAGGTATATCACCCTTAAATAATTCATATGAGTATCTATGGGCCCTATTGCCTTTTCTTTTTTTATGTGGCAAATGAATCATTCCATAATCATTTTTATCGACTGATTTTATCCATAAAAAGCATCCAGATTCAGTGATTGGCATATAGTTATTGCAGAATGTTTCTTTAGTAAGATTTTTATTGGCTCGCTTAATAAATGAAGTATCACCATAATTAATCTGCCGCGTATAATGTTTGCTGCATAGGAATTTTGCAATTACTTCATGTGGGCAACCGTCTACTTGACATGGGGAATTCTTGACAAACCCATAAGGTAGCATTCCGCTTTCTTCTCGAATTTTAGCTCTCTTTAATTTCATTTTAAGTAACTTGCAAGACTTGCAATAACCGCTGCTATGATAACTTGGGCCTTTATCTAACCCGCAATTACTACAAAATATGCTCCTAGTCATTATAGATTCCTCATTACTACATAAGGTATAATTATAACGTTCTAGGTCATTTTGTACAAGCACTCTATTCATCCTCTAACTTCCAGAATCCCATTACTTACGACGAACCGTGTAAGCCCCCAGAATCTAAGTTTAAGTGTAATAGAATTACAGCCACCTAGTCGATTCCAGTTAATCATGTTTTTTCTGAATCCAATAGGATTTAAGGTTTGTCCTACATAGTTGCTCCAGGTATTTCCGCCATCAATTGATATGGCGAGGTCTACCCTTTGCTCATACGGGATTACAAAGTTCGGCGCATTGAGCCAAGCCTGTGAGGCGACGATCGGCGTCCCAGATTCTGTTAGTAATGGATAGTCGCCTGGAACCGTAAAGTCTTCCGATATGATAGGAATGACATCATCAATTGAAATCCCATTTACACCAGGGTCATAACCTTGTTCCATCGTGAATACAAATCGATTGACAATAAAGTTATCAGAAGTATCAAGCATCATGTTGTCGGTAATTCGAACCCGCTGCATATCAAATATTAATAATGGGTCTTGCGGATTAGCGCTTGGTAAGTTTTCATTTATGTTTGTAATCTGTGTGCTCGTTTTGTAAAGAGAGCCGTTGTTTAGAGATACGAAATAAATTGTGTTATTAAAGAACGCGTAGTTTCTAGCTGGATGGTAATTTAAATTCTGGTCGCTTAAATGAAAGAACTTCTTGGTATTGAAGTCATACATCAACGTAAGATTATCAGCAGGATTTGTGAACGTAAGTTGATATAAAACATGTCCGTCTATTCTAACGAACATTGCTGTACTTTGTTCTGGGAATTGAATTGTACTTAAAAGAAAGTCGATACCATCCGATGATATTCTTTCAAAACCTTGTTTTGAAAATACCATGATAGATGGTGAATTGCTTTCATTAATTCCTAACCATGCCACGTATTCATCGCTTGCATTAATAGTAGTGACACTAGCGCAACCATAGTCAACACCAACAGCATTAATCTTTCGATAGTTTTGTACTCCCCCGATTTGTTGATGTATTTCGCAAACTGTTGTACCAAACACAATTACGTTAGCCGATTGTCCTGGGATTCTAAGAACAGCAATAGCAAAGTCAGGCTTTGTTTGTAAGGCAAGTTGCGTTTGCTGAACAATTGTTGTTGGGGTAGCGAATCGATATGCGTACCATGCTGCACCATTACCCGTTCTGTCACCGTTGCCAAACAAGAAAAATGTGTTGTGATAACTTACGAAATTAGGTATTAACCCACCGCCTAAAGCTTGGATAGTTAAATTTGCAGGCAAGCTCCAGTTATAAATGTAAGCATTAACACCATCGACAATACAAATCTGAGAGTTTAAATTTTCATCAATTGTTACTTCGCCAAAACTGGTTGCCAATGTCCCTATATTAGTAATGGCAAGATTCGGGTCCAATCTAAAGACAAGGGCATTTACTACCACAAGCAGGAAGTTTCCGCGAGTGGATTTGAATATACCCCTACCCTGGCCTGCTGGGGCTAAGTTCAATACACGCTGCCAACCGGCAGTATTAACTAACCAATTGTCAGAAATAAACATATTATAAGTTTTAGAATTAGAGATTTTGGCGTATCTGCCAAAGGTAGAGCTGCCGACAATATCGACGGGAATGGGTTCTGCTTGAGGCGTTTTCTTACCCACTATATTCCCCTCGAATATTGGAGATATATAATTGCGCTTTCTAAGATGTCAACAGAATCACGAGCCATACCAATCATTGCATTACACTTGTGACACAATAATCCTCTGACTTTTTTTGTTTCGTGACAATGATCGACCACCAATCTCATGATGTTCTCCGAATTTGGTGCGCGTCTAGTTTCTTCTTCGTTACATATTTTGCATTTATGATTTTGTTCTTCGAACATTTTGTCGTAAATGTCTTGAGTAATTCCGTGCATCCGGATGATTTCGCGCGTAATAAGGCCCTCTTTCCCATAGGTTTGTAATCTTTTTTGATATTCATTTTTATATCTTTTTTCCCATTTTTCAGGATTACTTTTTCTATCGAGAGCAAGCTTCTCATTAAACCATTCTCGATTATTGTTTCTTTTAGTGTTAGCAGAAGCTCTATGGCACTGTTTACATCTACCATTTGATTTTATGTCCTCTGGCTTTAATCTTCCGTGGGTTTTGCATATGATGCCGTCCTTCCATGCTCGTTCATTAATGCACTTCTTGCATCTTAGAGTTACGCCAGATACATTCCTAAGGGCCTCTCTCAAAACTGTATCTTTCTCTTCTAAAGGGCCATGAACCTTGCAAGTTTTAATCATTTTATGTTTCTCCTAGTTAAAGCTAGACAGTAACATAAAATGCGTCCACCCACGACTAAGTTATCAAATCGACCAACCCTTACCTAAATTTATTTGGGCATATGACAAAGTTTGATTCTGCCCTAACGTCGATATATTCGTCGCCTTTAAATCCATTTGCTGGCTTCGTTTGCTAATGGATTGCTGCATTTCATCAAGTTCTTTTTGAACGCTTGCAGGAACGTTATAGTTGAATTCGGAGCAAAGCCTTACCGCAAGCCTATATTTAAGGTATGAGATATAGAATCTTTCCAGCTCCATTGGCATGAACATTTCACTGTGTTGGCCAGCAATGGTGCTGAAATCTAAGAAAGTGAAAGTGTTAGCCGGGTCACCAATACCAGATGTAGTAACCGTAATATTGATTCGACCACTAAGCATCAAGTTATTTAACGTATATACAGCGCTTACACCATTGATTGGAGTAAACGCGTTAATTGCTAATACCAGAGCATTCACGTCAGCATACGCGCCAGCCATATCCGACCCGTTGATGACGAGCTGCCCTGGTAATAAAGTGCCTGTGCCAGTCCGAAGAGCGGCCCCAAGGCTAAAATTAGTTAGAGGTGATTCGAGGTCTTGGTTAACGCCAACGCCCTGAAGTTTAAAAAGCCCCCATGCTTCCAAGGGGTAATTTCTGTCAGGTAGAAAGTAAAGATTAATAGTTGCGCCACCAACCTCGCGCTCAACGTGATATGTAAATGGAAGAGAACGAATGCTGTCCGCTCTTCCTGTTCCATAATATTGTCTGCGTTGAACTGGATTCATTTGATAACGAATTGTATTTATAAAAAACACAAGGCTATCAACTTCGATTAAGTTTGGAATAAAGTAGGTTTGTTTTCCAGACTGTGCATTGAAAGAATAACGAGAATAAAATGGAATCATCTCGTTATCGACAGATGTCTCACCTAAAATATCATTCAGGCAATCAATCCCATCTTGCATCTGTGAGCCTTGCCCCGTCTGAAAGTCGCGACTAACAATACCAGACGTGTAGTATGCATTAGTAACAAGCTTTCCGACGGTATAAGACATCTTAAGGCCCCTTTATAGCAAGTCCACAAAACCTTGGACAGTTACAACTGCAGTTACTGCAGCATTCGACGCAGCAATCTGGATTGAATTAACACCAGCTGTTGAATCGATTGGAACAGTTAAAGATGTAGTTGTTACTGTACTCGCAGGAGATGATTGGACTACATTACCTGTCGCGCCTTGTGCAACAGTTGTGCTTGCATTTGCGGAGTAAAGTAATGTTCTTGTCGCACCAGCATCAGCTGTCATTGCAGATGCAATGTGTACGCTTTCAGATGTGGTTGGGATTTGGGTTGTCAAAACAATTGGTTGAAACGCAGTATTCGCAATAACGATAGCAGTTGTTGCTAAAGCTACCATGTAATACGTATCACGTCTTGAATTGTTTCCGCGCTGGACAAAGTTTAAAATACCAGTTGCAGCAGCGTTTGCTTTAACGGAACCGATACGTCTAAACATGTCATATCCAGGTGGCAACAGAGGTTGCGTGAATGACAATGACAATAATGAACCAGCGGGTTCATATCCTGTTGAATCGCCAATCGCATAAACTGCATACTGAGCATTAGCTGTTAAGGCTGTTCCTTGGTCTAAACCGTTAACGCGACCAATTGCAGTTGTAGCTGTATTCAAAGTTACAGCAGCGCTTAAAGTAATGTCATTGATGTCGGTAGAGTCCCGAGTTTGACCCGAAGCGATTCCTAATGTGGTTGCGAACAAACCTGTTCCAACGTCTACAGCACCAGCAGTTAACTGTAATCCGTTTACATAGAGCAAGCCAGCATTAACCATGGGGGTTTGTGGTGTAGTCATAGTAAAATCCTCAAAATTTGTTGATGGAAAGGGGGCCGAAGCCCCCTACACATTAAAGTGGGAAAATAACAGCCATTGCATACTCAGGAACTAATGTCGAACCCCAGATAGCATCATGAATCATCCCTCGTCTATTTTGTCCGAATAAAGAACCGTAGTACTGACGTAATGAAACGCCGGTTTCAGGATCGTATTCGTTAGCAGTTGGGAATGGGTCTTCATCTGGCAACTGAGGCATTGCTAAGAACAATGGGTCACCAGCTGTAATCATGCCCGCTCTATGTGATGGCAATACTGTGACAGTCATACCAGCAACAATAGGAGTATTGATGTTTTGGTTATTGACTGGGCCAGATTGTAACGGAGGATTAATCAATACCGTTACTTGTTGCGCACCGTTAGTTCCGGCTGTGGCTGTAGCTTGGATTTGAACAGGGTTAGCAGATACTTCATGACCGATAAAGGTTAAGTATCGTACGTTCTGACGTCCGGCTACACCATCGTTAAATTGGAGCTTATCGTATTGCAAGATAGCAACAGGATCGTTAGCACCAGATGTTGCAGTAAAGGTAATTGCAGTGATGTTACCTAAAGCATCTTGCGTTACGTTTAATACTGTCATGGTGTTTGCAGGAGCTGCAGCGTTACCTACTGTACCAGAGATATGAACTGGTAATAAGTTCGATTGATACCAATCGCAACGAGAGAACGCACCAACTTCCCAGCTGTTTGCCATCTTGTCGTTTCGTTCCATTGCGAACTGATTTAAACCAGAGTTCACAATCGTAGAAACGGCGATGTCACTTAAATAGCCTTTCGTGTTCTGAGTAGCAGCGCCATAGTTTCTGAAGAAAGCTAAAGCTTGTGCTAATTGACCGAAGGAGTTAATTGGTGTTACACCATCACCGAAGAATCGGTATGTATTGGTAACAGCATTTAAAGCAACGTTTGCTTCAATCTTCGCACCAATTTCTTGAATAGCGCCTTTACCAAACTTTTCCATGTAATCGCGCACATTGAAAATAAATTGCTGTGCGGTGAATGCATAGGAAGTTGATATTTCTTGGTCAATCGTTAAAGGCTGAACTCTTTGGTCAGCAGGTTGGAAGGTTGCAACTAATGAATTAGTTGTGGTAAATCTTGGGGGTAAATCAAATGTAACTGTATCGCCCAAGTTAGCTGTTAATCGATCAAAATCTTTAAACTTGGTATTGCTAGTACCAATAAAGCAATTTAAGTTTTGAAGAAATGCAAGTCCAGACATTTGATATGTTTGGACGGTTTGTAAAATATTGACTGCCATAGAAGTAAACCTCCGCCAAAGTTGATATTCGGCGTGGTCCTTGCTCTATGGGAAAACGAAATTAGCCCTTCAGCCAATCCGCGTTCTTATAGTCTTTCAACCCCATCTTGCCAGAATCCGCGCCAACCGTGGACGATTTAAGGCGAGACAACGGTGCGGCAGTTGTGACATTGTCAGTCTTGGCTTGCTGGTTCTGCGCAATTGATTGAGATAATTTTGTCATCTCTTTTCTAGCCATCTTTTCAGATCGATTCGCTAGAATTTGCAATTGAGCAACCTTGCTGGGGTTGTTGGCGAGCTCATACATTATCTCGGCCGTGTTATCCATCTCAGCGGCAAGAAAGGCTATTGCGGGAAATTCACCAGGCTCAAAATCCTTCATAACTTCATCGAAGTCGGCGAACTTATCTTTTCCGCCACCCATCTTCAAATGAAACTTATTTGCGGTTTCTTCTAACCTAGCTTTGTTTTTAGCATCTTCAGCTTCCATTGCTTTTCGCGCAGCTTCCTGCTGTAGCTTTTCCAACTTAGCGTTGACAGCTTTGTCGACTGTCTCATCTAGATTGTTATTGCTTGCAGCCATTCCGCCCATGCCTTGAGCTTGAGAGGTCTTTAATCTCTCCATCTCCACAGCATATTCGGCCTGTGCTTCGCGCCTAGCTTTCTCAGCTGCGGCTGCCTTTTCCCGTTTGACAATTTCATTGACCTGTGACTGACTCAGAGTTTTCTCTGGCTCAGCCGCTGGTGCGACTACTGCATCAGTGTTTTCATCCATAAATCCACTATTACCCCGTGACGGTTAAGCTTCTATCGCTGAATCTGCGCCCCTTGAACCCTTGGGGACAGGTATATCCTAGGAGGTGACGGCCTAGTCCGTTACCTCAAATACTAGCATATGCACGGATATTAGCAACAGGCATTTTTACTCGAGCATTACTCGAGTTGATACTCGAGTAATGCTCGAGTAAAAATAGTTGGCATCGACCATCGGTCTTTGCCGAACTTTTGTGATATAAGCACGCCCCGTGGAACATTATGTTCCACGGGGCCGATTTCGTTCTGGCAAAACCATAGTAAATTCGGGCATAATGCCATACTAAGATTTACAACTAAGATGGAGATTTCCAGATGATGTTCATAAGCAACAATTTGAGACTTGTTTATTTCAGGCATTGTTCACCTTTAAATGTTTCCAGCCTTTTCCACTACGTGCTCTACATATGGTTGAATGTGAAACATTATATTTTTCGCACATCAACTTTAAATCGCCATAACTATAGTCTTTATTTCGAATATCAATAACATCCTGCTCTGTTAGCTTTACCGCTCTATTCCGAATCCCGATAGCATGACGCTTTTTGGCTCTCATATCATTAAAGTTTTCAATTGCCGTACCGAGAAACAAATGATCCGGGTTAATACAGGAAGGAACATCACATTTATGGCATACAAAATATCCGGGCTCTATTTTACCTTTAAATAGTTCATATGAAAATCTGTGAGCTGCATAACGCTTGTTGTCCCATGTCAATACTCCGTAACCTGATGGAATGCGGTTCTTTTTCCAAATCCAACAACCTGTCTCCATTATTATTTCATAGCTATCTTCAAACCTAGAAATAATGTCGGGATATTTTCTAGTGCATGAGCTACCGCGATTTGGAGGGTTAACTATTTCAGGGTCTCCATACCTTCTTTTTCTAGTGTAATGTTTCACGCATAGGCCCAAGCCTTTTAGCTTTCCATCACACTGTGGCATTGAGCACTTATTATTCATCCTTCCCCGCGTTGTCTTTGTTTCTTTCACTGTGGTGTTTTGCTAAGTCTATTGCTGTCTCGATCGCAGTCCGCGCATTTTCGCTGTCGATTCTCTCTTGGTCGATAGCAACTTTAGCGTTTTTTACTTCAATATCGTTAAGAATCTGCAATATTTGCATATCCACTTTTTCTTTCTCTACCGCAACTTTAGCCGCTTCAATAGCAAGCTTACCTTCAGATTCGCGAGCCTTCTGCTCAACTTTCTCATGCTCGACCATGACAAGCCCAATATTGGCCTGAGCTGTTTGCTCCTCAGGCGTTGGCTTCCCAGCTTTCTCTTGCTGTTGCTTCTGTAAGCCTTGCATGAATTGAGCTGCCATGACCTTCAGGGTTTCGATATTGCGAATATCCAGGTTATCGAGGATGATTTCAAGCCCCATCGTATTAATGAACTGTGCGAATAGAGGGGAAGCCTGCATCATCTTGATGATTTGGTCTAGAGCTACTTGCTTTTGAATAGCCGTATTGACTCCAGCTTCGACCTCAACGTTCAATTGATTTGAGTTATAGCCAACCTGAACGCTCTCGGGGTGCTTTGGGTTATTGATAATTTTGTAATCGCGCTTTCCGTCCATGGTCATAACTGGAATTGAGCGTGGGGTAACGTAGTACTTGGGTATCAAGTCCACCACTACCTGACAGATTCTATTTAGGCCCTTAATGTAATTAACTAGATAAGGGGTTGAGGCGGCACTAGAGAAGATCGCTCCCTGGGTGACTGCTTTACCTGAGACGTCCTGGTCGTTGGTGCCAAGCGCTCCTTCATATGAGCCCAGGATTGCTTGAGTTACGCGGTCTGACCCCAGGAATGTGCTCTCAACAATTGGAGGGGTTGGGGTTCTTTGGATTTCCATTGGAGGAGTTAAAGGCACGTTCGGGTTTCCATCTAGGAAAGCATTGTAGAGCAATACGTCCTGCTGTTGGACGTTTCTATAGGCATCCTTGTAGTCATCAGGAACAGACTCAACGCTGACTTTCCACTTATGCATGACCATATTTTCAATTTCAGCAGCCACTGTTTGACCTGCGAAGTTCTTGAGCTTTTGAATGCCCTTGGCTTGATAAGCGTAGGGGCGAGTCATTTGTGATGAGCTTGAATTGTCTGAATCCCTAATCTCAACTGAGTTACCATCAACAAATATCAAAGGCAAGTATTTAAAGTTAGTAGAGGTATGGGATAGAATTTTGGTTTCGCAGAGCTGAATGCGATCGATACTTACAAGCTCTGTCATACGCTCTTCAATAATGATGGGTGGCTGCTCAATGAAGCCACGCTTATTCCATTCCTCTAAAAGTTCTTTGAAGTGAGCTTTTGTTACAACGTGACCCGTTGATAACTTAACAATCTTTGTTTTCTTTTTTACTTTCTCAAAGAAGTCACAGATAAGCAAAACATCTTCTTGTTCATTCATGTAGGACCAATTGAATCCACCTAGACCTCGAGCGAACATCATTCCCTCTAATGCGTCAGGGCCAAACTCAAGTTCAAATTCTTCTTTAGTTCTTGGATAGAGTTGAAAGCAAAACCCGCCGTCACCTTTATGTGACTCGCGCGCAAGCGGGTCAAACCCCGTTAATGTTGGGTCGAATACGCGCTGCACTAAAATCTTTTGGTCAAATGACATGTCATTTATGTAATCGGTAAATACTTCTAGAACCGAATAACCACCAGCAGTAATGTCTCTGTAAACATTGTATTGAAGGCCATCATTAGCAGTGTTGTTTAAGATTTCACGCAAGTGAGATTCAATCACGCCAATCATATCAATGAATTCTTTATTCAAATCTTGAATACGAACGCTGTCAGATGCTCGAACCTTTATGCCGGGCTCGTGCTTTGCAAACTCACCACATAAACGATTAAGCATTGATTCAATCACGTTGAATTCAAGCGTAGGTTTATTTAATACTTGTAGCTTTGTAATATCTTCGTTTGTAAGAGATGTAGAAAATACAAAGCGCATAAATTCTGTATAGCGGTCTGCATTCTTTCTAAAGTAAGTGTAAGCAGTTTCAACTTTTTCTTTTATTTCTCGAAGGCGACTAGTGTGCTTGCTTGCAAGTTCCATTTGCTTATCTCCATGAGTTCGTT